TAATAGTTGTCTCATCAGGGTTCTTAGCCGCCGAGCTAGACTTCATATTCTTAGCGCCCTGCATAACCAAGGCGGTGCCGACCTCTGCCATTGCGCCAAACTTCGCAGCGCGTACTGTCTGGTTAGCGGCTGCTTTGGTCAACTGTCTTGAATTACCTTGGTTCGCTGCGGCAGTCATGCCAGTAGTTGCGTCCGCTGCTTGCCCGCGCGCAGTACCTAACACGCCGAGCTGCATATTATTTTTTATTGCCAGACCTGTTTTATCCGCCTGACCTAACTGGGCTTGATAGGCTTGAGCTTCTTCACCACCACTAGCTGCGGTTGCCGCTCGATCATAACTAGCGCCAGAGGCGAGCGTCTGCATAGTGTCTGCGTTGGCACGACCTCTTAGCACATCTGCACTATCGTCAGTCTTAGAGGCATCCCGCATCTTCTGGAGAAGTGGGTCATACTTTTGTTTGAAGTATTTATTCTCTGCCATCGCGACTGCTGCTGATGCTTTCTCAGCTGCGGAAGGTTGGTACTCTGACTTTTTTGGTTTGCTACCCATTACAGTTCTCTCGTATAAACCACTGTTTCTTTTTTCCAGCCATCTGCTAGGAAGTATTTCTCTAGTGCTGTAACTGGTGTTCGTGTTTCGATGTTCTTAAACCCGTTCTCTTTCGCTACGCTAGTAAAGAAAGAGATGTACTTAATCGCGCAACTTTGTCCACGATCCTTGGCCCATGCTAACCAGAGAAAAAACGTTCTGGCTCCCGTAAACTCATCCCGCTCTGCGGTAGTGATTACGAACCCCTCGGGTGCGACCCAGAGGTAGGCTTCTTCATTTAGACACGCTGCATAAACATCTTCTGGTCTGAATGTAAGCTGAGGCTGCTCAGCTAATATTTCTTCAATGCCCTGCTTAACCCAACTCCACTCATCACGTACGTGCGCGAGTGCGGGTTTAGCCGCCGTTGCCGTAGCGTCTACGTCTTGTTTGCCATGCTCCTGACCCGCCATACCTAACGCTCCTGCGTACTCCGGTGTCCGCGTTTCGCGCTCTACGCTCAGCGGTTTCTACACCTTGATTAAATAACTGTCCGTAAACTGATGCGCCTTGTAAGTCAGACCAGTCTTTATTTGGAATTCTTAGTAATCTAAACAACGCACCGTTAACAATGGTGTCTCTGTAATCGTTCATTACATCGTCGTCGCATGCATTACTTGAGTACGTTGGTTTTAAAACGGCTCTTATAATAGTGCTGCTTACAGCGGTAGTTGTTGGAACGGGGGCTAAAGAGACCAGACTAGAGCTTTGCTGCAAAAAGTATTTAGGCACTCCGCCTTCTGTTCGCCACTTAGGAAGACGCTGCTCTAGTAGACCACTAGTAATAGGCTCCAGATCTGCCCCTGCAAATGTCGCCCACAGGATCTTTTGTACCGAAGTACCTGAAGGAGCTTCTAAGTCGTATTCAAAAATATTAGCGACTGTAGTGACAGGGTCTAGCTCTTGCTGATAAACGCTTGCGCGTTCGCAAAGCTCAATAACAGCTGCTCTAATATTATTTTCGATTAACGAATCAGGGCAACCTGGGACCATTGGCAGGATTTCAGGTAGTAGCGTCTCATAGGAAATCGCCATACGTTATATTCCTGCTGGTTGTCTTCTTTCAATATTAGGGTTGGTAATGGCATCAATCTGCCCCTTCCCTGTAACAGACGATGTGAAAATTTGGAAGTGGCTGCTAGCTCGTTGAGCGTTGCCAGCGTATTCCGCATCTTTCATGTAAGCCATGTATAGGACGTAGTTCATAACTGCGTTAGCAAAAATATCTGGAATTGATAAGTTTGCGTTCTGAGCAACAGTTACTGGATTTGAACTATAAACAATCTCTAAGTAAGCATTTCCAGCTACGCCAGGATAGACGTAAAAATTACGAGGGTTTGACTCGTCATAGATGTAGTGTTTGACGACTGTTGTGTGCGCAGCATCCCCTGAAACAGTCGGGTCATGCCAGTCAGGTGTCTGTGCGTCAAGCACTTCACGGTCAACTAGTCTTACCGCGCGCTTACCGGTGCCGTTGCTAGCAGCTGACATATTCCGCACAACTTTTAATAGGCGGTTTCCGCCAGAGGGAATGTCTTGCTTAGTCCCAGTAGCTAAAGTGACAGTTGTGTTAGTAGAGCTAGCATCTGGTTTGAGCAGTGCAATCTCACGCTGCGCATCATTAATCCATAATACAAGCTCGGCGACTACAGGCCATCTGACGCCAGTTGTATCTTGTAACACTGTCTGGGCTCTGTCTATTACGCTTTGTACTGTTACTGCCATGATCTTTTACCTATGAGTTAAGTATCGATTCCCAAGCTGCTTCTCGGACGTCAGAGCTAATCGTCTCGCCCATGATCTTGTTAACAGCTGCGGCTTTAGGATAGCCATCAGCTTTGAAATTCTTTGGGTCACCTTCGTCCATCATTCTCTCGAGGGCTGTGGTGAGTACTTCGTTTGGCTGAACCTTTGTTGGTACAGCAACATCTTCAACTACGTCTTCAAACTCTGCTTCTTCTGCAGCTGATTCTTCAACGTACTTAGATGTATATTCTTTTGCGCCCATCTGTATTGCTAATAGGCCAATTTCATCTGCTATCTCGCGGGGTACACCAGGTTCAAATAAAACTGCTGTGCCACCCATTGTGGTCACTCGTAATGACTCGCTACTTACAATCTTCATGATTAGTTCCTATATAAAAGAGAGCCCCCTCCCGAAGAAGGGGGCAATTGTCTTACTTCTTACTGTGCAGTATCTAAACAGATAACACCGAAGTCCTGTACGTCACCAGTGATGTCACTGTTGTACTTAGGCTTGCGGAATCCGAAGATCTTACCTACTGAGATACCAGACTGGTTGCCATAGTCGAAAGTATCTTCAACCATTTCAGGTAGTCCGATGTCAGCTAGAGCTAGAGCCTGAGCACCACAGAACAGAGCACGTCCGCCAACTACGTTAGCTGCTGCGCCCCACTTGTAGCCAGCAGCACCAGCGTTACCAGAAGCACCAGTAGTAGCGCCAGAAGTGTTAAACACATGACGGAACTCGTGGATCATCACACCGTCAACCATCAAGCTAGAAGAACCAGCGAACAAGCTGTTAGAAGCACCGCGTACACCAGCGTTACGAACGTTAGCAATGAAGTCAGTATCTAGCTTCAAGTTAGCCATCTGTGATGGAGTAACAAACATGTGATAAGTTTCTTGGTTACCTGCACCACGAATACCACGGATGTATTGATCTTTAGCATAAGCTTTTAAGTTAACAATGTGCTTGTACTTAAGAGTGTCACCCGCTACTAGAGCAGTAGTGTCGCCAGCAACGATGTTGTCGCCATCTACTCGACGGTGTCGTGAAGCAGTAGGAGCAGAAACGTCAGAAGCAAACTCAAGATCAACAAGCTCTTGTCCGTTTACTGCGCCGCCAACTACAGTTCGTAGCCCGCCGTTGTTTTTGTGAGTGTAAGCAACACCTGACAAAGTCAAGAATGCCAACTGGTCACATCGATCAGCAATTGCATAAGCAAGTGCGTCGCGAGATTGCTCACGGAAGTTAACAACAGTCTTCTGGTCAGTCATTCGGCCAGCGATTCTGTTTGCAAAGCGCAACTGGTCTAGCTCGATGCTGATGTCATACGCGCGGAGGGCTTCTTCATTGCCTTCCAGAGTGTAATCTCCAGTGATACCGTCGCCAGTCATGTCAGCTAGCAAAGTAATGTTAGCTTTAGTGCCTTTGTTGTTTTTAGTCAACTCAGTTACACGCTGAACCATAGCATTTGAACCGCTACCAGCGAATTGGTTGATGAAAGATTGGTTGCGAGCTACTTTCCAGAAGTCGCGGCTCCAAGTTTGGAGTTGGTCGCCTGTAAGCGTACCGAAGTTTGTTAAAGCCATGATGGGCTCCTTATTAAATGGGCAAATAATTAATGCGGCACACGCCGCCTTACAAGCCGACTTAAGGAGCGGCTAATCCGTTTTTCTACTATCGTGTAGAAGAACGTTTAGCGTTGATTAACGAGGGTCGCCCTCGGCAGGTTTCACGCCTGTGCAGGCGAAGGGTACGTTTTTAGCGGCTACGGGCCGACCAGTTATCGTACTGGTAGACGTATAAATCATATTAGTACAGCTAATATAATAATGCAAACTATTTCAAAGGGTTTGACAGGTAATCCATACCCTGCCATAAGTCTTCTATTTCGCGGGTAATCGTTTTTAATTGACCATCAAGCTTGGTTAAATTGTTTGTCAGCAGTTCTGCTTTAGCTACAGTAGCCTTCATAGTCTCAATGTCTTTCTCTAAACTATTTACATTTTCATCAATCAACAATAACTTTGTTTGTTGATCTATGATTGTCTGAAGGTTGACACCAAGGGCGGCTAGTTTGCCTTGGAGTTGACTTACGTTATTATCGGCTAGCTCTTGCTCTATGAGCTTAATCGCGCTTAGAAGCTCCTGCTTGTCTGTTATAGCCTGTTCTTCAATGTGGGTTATGGTTGGTATTGACCGAGACTCTACCGCCTCAAGTCGAGCATATAGACTGCTAGCCGTCCATACACCACCGCCAAGAGTAGTGGCTAAAGAAAATAAAATCGCAATATAGACACCCTTGAAAGACTGTCCCCCAATCTTTAACTCAGTTTCATTAAGACTCATGTGCCATCACTCTCTTCGCATACACCTGTGGTAAAACATTTCCACCCAAGGTAAGTGGGCCCTGTAAGGTATAGCCCGCTCGATGCTCCCTCGGTAAGAATATCAGCGTGAGAAGCATAGACATCTATGTTGAACTGATCTTGGCCGTTCATATATATACTTGAGACTGTGTTTGAAGAAGCCCAAGCGATGTTGACTGACTGGTTGCTTGCTGAATAGCTTAGACCGTTGTCCTCGATGCGAGTGTTATTGTCCATCGCGCCTTGATCCAGAAACGCAACCGCTTCCTCGTTTCCCGCGATTGCCAAAAATGCGCCAGCATTATTTGCTGACTCCTCAATTAAATCTAACGACTGGTTATAAGTGTCAGCATCCTCTTGCGAGATTGACATATCGTTCGCCGCAACATAAGCCTGAACCTCGGCTTGCTCATCAGGAGTG